CTGGCGTTCCAGCCGGTCGGGTTCGCGGCGCAACCCAGCGCGACCTTCGACCTGGCGACCGGCGCCGTTACACAGGTCGCGAACGGAACGGCGGGGTGCGTCGCGGCGCCGGGCGGGTGGCTGTGCTGGCTGGCGGCGACCCCCAACGCGAGCGTCACGACGGCGTCGGAACGCTATTACATTTCGAACAGCAGTGGTGCGCCACTGCCGACCTACACCGGCGACGGCGCGAGCGGGATCGTGGTGGGCGAGGTGCAGGTCGAGGCGGCCACCGTACCGACATCACGGATCAGAAGCGGCGCGAGCGCGGGGACGCGGGCGGCGGACGTGCTGACGCTCGACTGGGGCGCGAAGGGCGCCCCCGACGGCGCGATCATGGTGCGCTTCACGTTCGACGACGGGAGCACGCAGGACTTGGCGGCGATGGTGAGCGGGGGGCTGGTGGCGGTGCCTGCGGGCCTCGACCGACCGTGGATCAGGCGAGCGGAGAAGATTTAAAAATCCTCCCCGTTTACGGGGAGGTGGCGCGAAGCGCCGGAGGGGGCTCGCCTCCTCTTAAGGTCATCGTTCGTGGCCCGTCCCCTCCGTCAGCGCTGCGCGCTGCCACCTCCCCGTGAACGGGGAGGATCAAGAAGGAAACACCCATGAATTTCATCACCAACGGCCTGGGCGAGATGTCGCTCGGGACGGCGGATCGCGCCGCTGCCATCGCAGAGGTTAAGCGCGCGTTACGCGTCGCGGTCGCCGACGACGATGACCTGATCGCCGCGTTTGCCGAAACCGCGCTCGGGCTGGGCGAACGCTTTCTCGGCCGTGTGCTGATCGTCCGCGCGATCACCGAGCGGCTGGCGGGAAGCCGGTGCTGGCAATCGTTGGGCACGATGCCGGTCATGTCGATTACCCAGGTGTCGGCGGTCGCGGGCGACACGGTCACGCCGCTGGCGGTCGATGAGTATGCGATCGATCTCGACGCCGAAGCCAACGGCTGGATCCGGGTGCCGGACGGCGCGGGTACGATCGAGGTCGCGTATCAGGCCGGGTGGATCGGCGGCTGGGACCTGATCCCCGCGCCGGTGCGGCAGGGGATCGTGCTGCTCACGGTGCATCTGTACGGGTTGCGCGACGCGAGCGAACCGCCGCCCGCCGCGGTCACCGCCTTGTGGCGGCCGTTCCGCGCCCACGCCCTGACGCGCGCGGTGCGGGCATGAACCGGCTGGAAGCCGCGGCGCTGAAGGCGGGGGAACGCGCGCGCCGCCGCGCGCTCGACCGGTTGGCGACGACGCTCGCCGCCGACCTGCCGGAACTTCACGTCATGATCGAGGATGACCGCATCGCGATCATCGGCCACGGCGTGATCGACGATCCCCGCCTGGTGTGGATCGGGAGCATGCTGCGATGAGCGCGGAAAGCGTGCTGGCGGGGGCAGTGCTGGCGGCGGTCGGCGCGGCGCTGGGCGACCAGGTCAACGGCGTGTTCGACGGGCCCGCGGTCAAGGCATCGGCGCCGTGGATCGAGCTCGGGCCGTTGGTCGCCGCCGACTGGAGCACCAAGGACAAAGCGGGCCGCGAGGTGCGGCTGGTGCTGACCATCCGCGACCGCGCCGACCGCCCCGCGCGCACCCATGCGCTAGCGGCGGCGGTCGGCGGCGCGGTGGAGGATATCGCGCGCGATCTTGCCGGCTGGCGCATCGCGAGCATCGTGTTCGTGCGGGCGCGGGTGACCGGCGACCGGCCGGGCGAATGGGCCGCGACGGTCGAGTATCAGGTGCGGATGATGGCGGCGTGATGGGGCTCGGCTGTTCGCGCCTGCCGTTCGCGTACGACATGGATGATCGCCCGCGCAACCATCCACGCGCAAGAGATCAACAGGAACACGCCCGTCAGGTCGAATGGCCAGCCGAATAGCCCGAACAGGGCAAAAAATCCCGCAGCGGCAAACGATGTGCCGACCAATTCCGTGGGGGACGCGCGATCGAGCGCCAGCTGCGCGCGCGCCGCTTTCGACCACGCCGGCGCGACTGCAACGCGGCCTTCAAACGCGCGCAACGGTCTGCGGTATCCAGTCCAATCGATGGCGTTGCGAACCATGGTGCCAACGACAATACCGAAAATGCCGAAGCCCGGCGGGAGCGCATCGAGCTTGGCCAACAGGAATACCATGCCGACCAGGATCAGGACCACCGCCAATCCGGCCCATTTCTGCCATCGACCGAACGCGGCGACGAGCGCGTCCTTCTCGGTATCGGTCACGCGATAGGCCGGCCCGGTCTCTTTATAACGATACAGCCAATCCCCGCCGTCCCACTCGAACTGGTCGACGAATTCCGCGGGCGGCGACTCATGAAACGGCGACCGGTACACGCCCCACAGATTAGCCACGGCCCGGCCGTTGGCAAGGCATTCACACCTGGGAGAAAAATCAGGTTGCTGGCGGCGTGATCGCTCAGTGCTCCTGATCGAACCGCCATTTGCGGAAACTCTGGGCCGCGACGAAGACGAGGCCGGCACCCGCCAGGGCGACCCAGACCTTATTCCATCCCTCGAAGGGATGACCGCGCGACCCCATCCAGGGCACGGCCAGCATTGTTAGCGCGGCAATGCCTAGCCGTTGCCACGTAAGTTGGCTCAACGTCTGGTGTCGCCGCTCGTCGGTTGTGAGCGCGGCTGCGGTCGGCGTTCGCCGCGCCAGTTCACGGGCCGGGGCGGTGAAGTCGCGCATCATCGCAAACAAGAAAACAGCCACGAAGACGATCAGTGCGCCGATGAAGCCCAGCGTGTACGGACCGCCTTCGGGGTCGATGTTGAGCATTACGGCAACCGCGACAGACGCGCAGATCCCCACGATCAACAGGCCGATGAACCACCCATAGCGGCTTTTCTGGCGACGGCGGTACGCCGCGACGAACGCATCGCGTTCGGCGGCGGTTACCCGATACCCCGCGCCACGCTGGCTGCGTCGGTAAACGAACGTGTCGCCGTCGGGTGCGAACTGTTTGGCGAACGTCTCGCGCTGCCGCGCCAGGCTCTGATTCTCGAACATGGCGCGAGCTTAGCGACGCGCCGTCATTTCTCAAAAAAGGAGACAGACCATGCCAGCGGAAAAAGGATCGGCCTTTCTGTTGAAGGTCGGCAACGGCGCGACGCCGGTGGTGTACGCCACGGTCGCGGGGCTGCGGACGACGCAGCTGTCGATCAATGGCGAGCTCGTCGCGATCACGTCCAAGGAATCGGGCGGATGGCGCGAATTGCTGAGCGGCGCGGGGGTGCGATCGGTCAGCGTCTCGGGCGCGGGCGTGTTCACCGGATCGGCGGCGGAGACGCGGATCAAGGGCAATGCGCTGGCCGGGGCGATCGACGATTACCGGCTGAGCTTCGAAAGCGGGGACACGATGACCGGACGCTTCCTGGTCACGCGGCTCGATTATGCCGGGGATTTCAATGGCGAGCGGAGTTATACGCTGAGCCTCGAGAGCTCGGGCGCGGTGGTGAGCGCATGAGTGCGAATCTCGCGCGGGGCGAAGCCACCGTTCGGGTCGGCGGGGCCGCGCTGGTGCTGCGGCCGAGCTTTGCGGCGCTGGTCGCGGCCGAGCAGGAACTCGGCCCGCTGTTCGCCCTGGTCGAGCGCGCCGCATCGGGCGCGCTGGGGATCGGCGAGCTGGTCGCCCTGTTCTGGCACTGCCTGGCCGAGCGTCCCGACGGGCTGACCCGCGACGCGTTCGGCGAGGGGGTGGCGGCGGGCGGCCTCGCGAACGCGACCCCCGCGCTGCGCGTATTGCTCGGGCAGATTTTGGGTGGGCGGTAGGCGGTGTCCGCCAATTTCTTCCGTCACCCTGAACTTGTTTCAGGGTCCATCGAGCCACCGGCGCGAACGGTGCCTATGGAGCGTTGGATGCTGAACCAAGTTCAGCATGACGGCGGGCTGGGGGACGCGTTCGTCGCCAACGCGACCCGCCTCGCGGGCCATGCCGGGCTGTTGTTCGGCTGGCCGCCCGACACGTTCTGGGCGGCGACCCCGGCCGAACTCGCGGCGCTGGTCGGCGCGGCGGCGGGCGAGGTGCCCGCGCCGGTCGATCTGGCGGCATTGATGGAGGCGTTTCCCGATGGATGAGGAAATCGAGCGGCTGGTGATCGGGGTGCGCGCCGACACCGCCGGGTTCGCGCGCGACGTGGCGGCGATGCGCGGCGAGCTGGACGGGCCGCTGGTCGCGGGCGCCAACCGCGCCGGGCGGGCGATCGAAAGCGCGCTGCTCCGCGCGGTGCGCACCGGCAAGTTCGGGTTCGAGGATTTGAAGGCGACGATCCTGTCGGTGCTCAACACGATCGCCGCCGCGGTGGTGCGTGAGGGGATCGACGCGCTCGGCGGCGGGTCGGG